CAGACTACAACTCGTGGAAGGCTTCCACAGTGAAAGATTTCAATGATACTGCTCAAACAATTAAAGAGAGTATCAGTGAAAATGATCAAAAACTTACTACTGTAAGTAAGCAAGTTTCTGATACTGTAGCGTCAATGAATTCCTTAAAACAGCAATTTGATAAAGTGGACTTCAGTAAGTTTGTAACTGGTGACACTATTAAAAATTACTATACTAAGGAAGAAACTGACCTAAGACTTGCACAAGCAGGTAAGGTTAAAACGGTAGATAATATTCAACCCGATAGTTCAGGCAATATTACTACTGATCACTATACCAAGTCACAAACTGATCAAAAGCTAGGGAAAAAGATTACCTTCGTGAAATGTGATAGCCCACAAGCTGCACATGATGCTTCTATGAACCCTGCAGCGGACGGTTCAATAGTTTTTTGTGTCTATGATATGAACGATGAGCCTTCGCAAGCGGTTGTAGGTGATCAGAAGATCAATATCGAGTGGCTGTATAACCACTTGAACGACTTATCCACACAAGTGAGTGGATTGAGCAACCTACAATCATTAATTGCTGGCAAAGCCAACTCCGCTGACGTTTATACAAAAAGTGATACTGACGGTATTGTTAATAACCTGAAAACTTTAATTGCTAATGCTGGCAAGGTTAAGACAGTTAATAATGTTCAACCTGATAGTTCAGGCAACATTAATATTCCAGCCCCTGATTTATCAGGTAAGGCTAACCAATCTGACCTGAATAACACTAACAACAGAGTTACAGCAATTGAAACGGGATATATGAAAAAACCTACCGTAATTAGTAAAGCTGATTACGATAAGCTTGCTACTAAAGACCCAAATACGTTGTATGAAATAACAGAATAAAGAAAGAAGGCGACCGTATGGCTCTAACAATAAATGGCAAAAAAGTTCTAGGTTATGCTCTAGGCGAAAATGAATATCTTAGTGGAAATGGAGCAGAAAACCTAAATATTTTTTATATTGATGGTGATAATCACAGAGACTGGAACCATCAGTCTTTTACTATTGATATGACAAAATATTTTAATCAAGCTGATGCAAAGTATTCGGATGTTCAATATTACCAAATTGTTGTCAATTTACTTTATGAAGATTATTACAATAATGTTGTTAGCAATGATTTGATTACGCCATTATTGAAGCGCGGTGAAATAAATAACAAGCGAAGTCAGAATGAAGGCGATCCCGGAGCTATGTCAGTTTGGTTTACGGACAGCACCACATTAGCTGTCCGCACAAAATCCTATTATGACAATCGCTATTCATATACTAATCTGACATTTCAGGTGTATGGCTTTACTTCTCAAGATGTAGGGAGCGTTTCATAAGCGGCTAACTAATAATGGCATAATAAAGTAAACGCTCATGGCAAACGGTAGTCTAAGACTAACGTTTTTATGCAACGACAGTGAATAGCTGTCGTTTTTATTTTGGAAAGGAGAAAATTTATGCAATTTTTTGGTGATGGCCATAAATTTGTGACCGATGAAACGGTCAACGTAGATGCACCTATGTATCATCGAATTATGAAGAACGACACTTGGGCAGATATTCTTGGCGTTGATAATGTCGGACATAATGTGTTAATTTCCTTAAGAGATGATACAGACAATAACATTCCTAATTCACCAACAGCAGGCGGGAATGGAGCTGGTGTTGCGTTTGGCGGTATGGACACCAAAGGAATACTAACAGTGAGTTGGTTAAATCCCACTGCAAAAATTTCCGCTGGGAATGCTGATAAGCCTCAATGGTCAGAAGAGATTGCTTGGAAATCTGATATACAATATTTACAACAGACAATGCTTAAATGTGTGCCTCATGTAAACTTGCTTCAAAATTCGGCTGGGCCATTTTTCCCTCAACCCGATCCTGAAAGCAACTCTCAGCAAACGGATGTTAATGCAATCGACCAATGGCAAGTTTTTCTAAATAGTACTGTAACTTTAGTAAAAGGCGAAACTTATACATTGTCAGCAGCGACAAATGGCGTTTTTAGTAATGCTCATGATCCAACTAAAGCAAGTAATAAATGCGTTATTTGGATAGGTCCACCTATTAACATGGTAATTTCTGGTGAGAATACATCTGCTAATACATTTACATGGAATAGTGATACTGGCACATATCCACTTAGAGTTAATCGCTATGGCAAAGATTCGACAGTGAAATGTTGGAATGTAAAAATCGAACATGGAAGCCAAGCTACCGACTGGACACCGTGTCCACTTGATAGCTAACTATTAGTAAGGCTTACGTTTATGAAGAACGACAACGGACCGCCACCCAAGGCGGTTTTTTAATGCAAAAGTTACTTAATTTAAGTAAGAAAGGAATTTTAAAATGGCAGAATTAAACGAAACAACATTCTGGATCTCTGGAATTATTAATGGAGAATACAGAGAATGTGATGGTCCATATACCACCACAAAAAATATGACTGATAAGGGCTATCCATATGTCCTTAAAACACCTAATCCAAACTTTACACATCAAA